GCCGATCTCGGCAGCAAAGTGCATGACGCCTTGGAGAAGCTGCTCATGGAAGGCCCGAGCGCGGTGCCCGAAGACATGTGGGCCTATGTCGCCCCCGTCATGGAGTGGAAGAAGAACAACAAGATCACTTACGACGAGATCGAGACAACGCTCGTCAATCTGGAATACGGCTACGCCGGCCGCTGTGACGTGCTCGCGCGTGACGCCAACGGCACCCGCATGGTCATCGACTACAAGACCCGCAAGACCAAGCCCAAGCAGAAGGTCGGTCCATATGACACGCAGGGCATGCAGCTCGCCGCCTATGCCGTGGCCAAGTGGGGCGAAGACGAGTTGCACACCATTCACGGTTACAACGTCTACATCAGCACCACGGAAGTCGGCCGCGTCGAACCCTACAAGCACGACAGCCTTGTCCCTCACTGGGAAGCCTTCAAAGCCGCCTGCATCTTGTGGCGGCACGTCAAGGGCTACGACCCGAGACAGCCGGCGTTCAGCACACTCAAGGAGGCGGCATGACAAATCCAGACGCCGAAGCCAAGGAGACTGCCCGCGAAGAACGTGAGGCAAGCAGCTACGAGGACATCCAAGAATCCTGCCGCGACAAAGAAGCCGCAGACCGCATTGGTGGGCACTTCTGGACAAACATCTAAAGACATGAAAAAGCCCCGCCGCGCCATCGTCAGCGAACCTCTCTACGGGACCAGCATAGAAGTCTATGCGAACTACCCGCAGAAGGTCGCGCTGCGCCGCTGCGCCAAGGTAATGGATATGGACGCCGATGACCCGGCGAACGCTCCCGATGACACGGCGGCGGGCTGGTGCATGAGTCACGGCGGCTGGGCCTTGATCTGGATTGAGTCATACCCCGAAGACCAGTCCTCGCTGCCGCACGAACTCTGGCACGCCATCCACGGATTCACTCGCCACATCGAGTCCGGCGACGAGGAAACTGGCGCCTATCTTGTTGGACACTATGACCCGCGCATCCGCGCAAAACTGAATAAAAAACCATGAGCATCAAATACCGAGGAGAAACATTCTCCGGATACAACAAACCCAAACGCACCCCGGACGGCCCCAAGAAGTTTGCCGTGTTGGCCAAGTCAGGAGAACAGACCAAGTTGGTCCGCTTCGGCGATCCGAATATGTCGATCAAGAAGGATCAGCCCGCCCGCAAGGCCAGCTACTGCGCCCGCAGCGGCGGCATTAAGGGCACGGGCGACAAACTCTCGGCCAACTACTGGAGCCGCAAGGCATGGAGCTGCTAAATGAAAAAAGGACTCTACGCCAACATTAACGCCCGCAAGGCCGCTGGCACCAGCCGGCCCAAGAGCAAGTCAACCGTCTCGCCCAAGGTCTACTCCGACATGAAGGCCAAGCGCGGAGGTTTCAAGGCCAAGTGACCAGCGCCGTCCTCATCGCCATTGTCGGCTTCATGTATTTCGCCGTGGCCATCGACCAAGCGTTTATCCATCACAACTTTTGGAATGGCCTCATCTGGTTCGGCTATGCCGTAGCGCAGATCGGCTTGTGGCACATCACCGTGCAACCCTGACATTATGGAGAAGTATCGCATTATGACACCCGAGATCGAGGCAATAGACCAAGAGATCATGCGCCTCAAATCATTGCGCGCCAGCATGGTCGCCAAAGCCGCCAAGCGCAAGGCCGACGCCTTGTGCGCCGAGATGAGGAAGCGCAAGGGCAAATGAATTTTCAAGCAGCAGTCAAAGGTATTGCGCCGGCAGGAGGCATTCGCCCCGCTAGTCACATAACCGCCAGCTTCGTAAGCGCAACAAAAGCGAAGCCTGCTGCCCATACTTTTGTCGGGCAGCGTAGCAACACGGATGGGCGCTTTGGACTGGAAACATCCGGTCGGCGCCACATCGAACTCGGGAGGTCGCCGTATGGTGATCGCAAGTTTGGCAACCCGTGCGTTGAAAAGGTGAGCGCTCACCGTTCCCGGCAAAACCAGCCGGCAGTCCGTGGCGAACACCCCGATGATGTCGGGGAACCATGCCAATGGCATAGCGCGGGCGCCGGTCATAAAGGTGCCGCCTCGCTGACAAAAGCCCATGGGGCTTTTCGCAAGATAGGCGTAGCGGTCATGGCTTCTGAACCGGACGCATGTGCCGGTGTAGGAAGCCCCCGGCAGGGAACGCTAACCATCACCGGCTCCAATGTGCGTCTGGGCACTGAAATGCCGGTGGCCCTGTCTCTCTTTTGATATGATCGCCTTCTTCCCCGACCGCGAGCGTGTCTACGTCAAAGGCAAGGCCGCCCCCTGCCGCACGCTCATCTACTGCAAGAACGGCGGCGGCGAGAACGATTACGTCACCGTCATCCGCGAGGACAACGGCGAATGGCTCACCGTGCGCATCGACCAGATCGTCAGTGCGCCGAATCCGACTTTGGATATTGAGGAGGGTGCATGAGAGAGTGGATTGACCAACTAGCAGACGAGTGTGAATACGACCTCACCGTCATGGACGGGTTCGATGACTGCATTGTCGGCATCGTCGAGCGCTGCACCATGGCGCCGATAGTCTGCTATGACCGCGAAAAAGTTATAGCCGCACTCATGCGCGACGGCATGACGTGGGAAGAAGCCGAGGAGTATTTTGAGTTCAACCAGATGGGCGCGTGGGTCGGCGACAGCACGCCATGCTTCTTGATTAAAGATCCCGACGCTTCTGACGCTTAACTAGCACACAACCGCACACATGAACGTCTCCCTCAACCAAAACGAAGTCCTCGTCTCGACCTACATAGGCTCTCGCCGCAATGCCGAGGCATCCTTCCGCAAGCGTGCTCCGCGCTTCCCCGAGAAGACGCCGGGAGAACTGTGGGGCTTCCACATTGAGGCCGCCCACGCCGAATGCGCCGTGGCCAAGTTGCTCGGGCTTTATTGGGGCTTTGGCGTGAACACGTTTCACACGCCCGACATTACCGGGACAAACTATGAAGTGCGCTGGTCGCAGCGCCCGAACCTCAAGGTCCGCCCCGATGACTCAGGCATCGTGATTTCGGTCAGCGGCAAATCGCCCGACTACGTTGTCCATGGGTGGATCAATGCGGAGGACGCCAAACGCGACGAGTGGAAATGCGCGTCACCGCCTCCGTGCTATTTCGTGCCGCACGACAAGCTGCGCCCCGTCAGCGAATTGCTGAAACGCTAATGACTTTGCGCAAAGGATGAAAAGACGATCAACAACAAAGGGCCGGGGTTACTTGTTCTCCGGTCAGGGTTGCGCCAATCGTCCGGAAACCCAATGCGCGGTGGCGGCACTGGGGGGTGCTGCCACCACTTTTTTACGATGAGCGACACACCACTTACAGATCAAGAAGTCCTCAAAAGCATAGAGGCCGTAGTCAGATTTGGGATTCAAGGCGGCGAAGCCACTATAGAGCAGCAGCTTGTTACAGCTAATTTCGCCCGGAAGCTGGAGCGCAATGTGTATGAAGCCGAGCGCGAAATTAAAGACCTAACCATTCGCGCGCAGTTAGCAGAGAAAGAGCGGGATTCGCTAAGAGAGCTTTCGTTGCAGTTGGCCAAGGAACTTGCCCTTAAATGCGGAGACCCCGTGCACAAGCATCAAGTCTCTGAACTGCATGAGGTTGCAGACTTTTTTAAGCATCGCCCTCAGACAATGTGCACGTCCTCGCCATAGCAGCATGAGCGACAAGAAATCCACTCCCCGCTCCCGCTTCACACCGACTGCTCATCCGGTGATGAAGCTCCCGCCCAAGGACGTGCTCTTGGCTATCGGGCCAGAGAAGGGCTGGGATCTGTTGCTCAAGCGGGAAGAACTAATCCTCAAGGAAAAGGTAGATCCCTACCGCTACGGCTACCGCCCACCGATCTGGAACAAGGCCAGTCAGCTACTGGAGGACAACCGCGAGATCCTTGTCATGGGCGGCAACAGATCCGGCAAAACGGAGTGGGCCGCGCGCGAGGTGATCCACCGCCTTTACCACAAGAAGCAATCCGTGGCGTGGTGCTTCCAGACCACCGCCCCCAACAGCATTGAGATGATGCAACCCCGCGTCTTCAAATATCTACCGGCCGACTGGCGGCAGGCGCGCAAGGGCACGGTCACGAATATCACTTACTCGGTCAAGGGTGGATTTACCGAAAACAAGTTCGTCGCACCGAATGGCAGCCAGTGCATCTTCCGCAATTATGCGCAGGACATCAGCACCATCGAAGGCGGCGAGATTGACATAGCATGGTGCGACGAGTTGGTGCCGTTGGATTTCTTGGAGACCTTGCGGTTCCGTCTGCTCGACCGCAACGGCGTGCTTATCGTCACGTTCACCCCCATCGAAGGCTACTCGCCCACGGTAAAAGACTACCTCACCGGCGCCCGCAACGTGGAGGAGTGCGATGCGGAGTTGTTGCCCAAGTTTGAAGACAACAAGGGCGAGAAGGTTATCGTCGGCTACGAGAAAGTGCCCATCGTCCAGACAGGGCGCAAGGGCCGGCCGATCATCTATTTCCAGACCAAGAACAATCCATGGGCCGGCTGGGAGCGCATGCAGCAGGAGCTACGCAACGAGACGCGGGAGAAGATCCTCTGCCGCGCCTATGGCGTCCCGACCCGCTCGATCAACAACCGCTTCCCGCTATTCAACGACAAGGTTCACGTCATCAAGCACGAATGGATTCCCAAGGAGGGCACCCGCTATCACTTTGTCGATCCGTGTTCCGGCAGGAACTGGTTTATGATTTGGGCGCTGTTCGACAAGGCCAACCGCTGTTTCATCTACCGCGAGTGGCCCTGCCCCAACGAGTATGTCGAAGGCGTCGGCTACCCCGGCATGTGGGCCGAGCCGGACGGCAAGAAGGCGGACGGACGCCAAGGTCCCGCGCAGAAAGACTTCGGCTTCGGCCTAGAGCGCTATGTCGAAGAAGTCCGCAACGTCGAGAACGGCGAGCGCATCTTTGAGCGCTGGATGGACAGTCGCTACGGCAACGCCCAGACGCTGGCCAAGGAGCGCCCCACCACACTCATCGAGGAGATGAGCGACCTCGGCATGGATTTCACCGCCACGCCGGGAGACACGATTGATGAAGGTGTCGGGCTTATCAATGACTGGCTGCACTACAACACGCAGAAGCCGCTCGACGCACTAAACCAGCCCAAGCTCTACATTTCCGAGAACTGCCAGAACTTGATCTGGTGCATGAAAGAATGGACGGGCGCGGACGGGAATAAAGGCAGCTCAAAAGATCCCGTAGATTTGGTCCGCTACTTGGTTCTTTCCGGTTGCAACAACGTCGAGGGCGACATCCTACGCCCGCGCGGAGGCGGGAGTTACTAATGGCCCCGAGTGGCACAGTTCCCCCACCCCCGCGCGTGCGCCCATGGCGAGGCCGCAGCAAAGAGCCGCCGCGTTGTGGCGTGTGTAGCAAGCAGCTTCGTATCGAGGACATCCACGGAGTTGACGAACAACTCGGCCCCATCTGCCGCGAGTGCGGCCCGCACGTCATCGTAGCCAACAGGGCCATGTATCCTTTCTGGATATAACCATTCGCCATTCAAGAACCCCGAACACAAACAGCTTAAAAATTATGCTATTCACGACAATCCGCAAATTGTTCACCAAAACCATCCCCATCGACCGCTACCCCGTTTCTGAAGACGAAGAGTTCGACTTCAAGGGCGCTCTCGCTTTCACCCGCGACCAAGCCCCACCCTGCTGGCGGGCCGTCATGGTCGCCCTGCAAGACCGCATCGCGGACGGCGTGGCCTTGGCCAGCAACATGGCCACCGCCAAAGACCCCGGCCTCCTCGCCCACGCCAACGGCCAGCTCAATGCGCTGGTGGAATTGTGGGACTACTTGGAAGCCACCAGAGCCGAGGCGGCGAAGGTCCGGTAGGGGCGGCTGGCCCTAGCCGCCCGCTGCTTACTTCTTGCGAAATAGTCCAAGTGTGGCTTGGTTTCCCGCCGCCAGTGTAAACATGCGGCGACATTAACCGGCTTAGTGTGAAGCCATGTTCCCGCTCTATACCCTTGCGGGACGACAAATTGGCGCCGCCTCTGTAGCCGCTTTTGGCGTATCCCCGATCGGGAACCCTGTTATAGAAACAACCCTGTATTTGTAACGAAACCTGTAAGAAAAACACCCCTGTTTTTCTTACAAGTCGCCGCTCGCCGACCCGTCGTTAACTGACAGATTGTTGCAAAACGTATAACTCGGCGCGCGTTATCCTACGCTTTGTATCAAAAACACCGCACAAAAGGTGACAGAAAGTGCAATCACTTGTGAACAAGTGTATGCGATTCTATCCAAGTGTCGCCCCGAGACAGAAGCGAAGTATCGCATAACGAGACTTTCCCGTATTGACACCGCACACATTGTGTGCTATGTGTGAGGATAGAGAGGCGCATCGCGCTTCACTCCGGTTCTAACGTCCCGGTTCCCCCCAGACGTTTGGCGCACCTCTTAGGGGTTTTATCCTATGGCGACAGACAATGTGGCCGCGACAGCGGCGGGAGCGGACGATGTAGTTTCTATGGCACTAGCCGAGCTGGGCGTTAAGCGTCAGCCCGAGGAAGCCAAAGACGAGTCCGCTGACAAGACGATCTCTGACAACACGGACACAACAGAGGAGCCAGAGGAGAAATCTGAGGATTCCGCTGAAGAAGTAGACACCGAGGAGGAGCCGGCGACTGAAGCCGATCCTGCCGAAGAACCCGAGGATAGCGAGGACGCCGCCGCAGAAGAACCTGCTGGCGAGGAGGTTACGAAGGACAAGGTTCAGCGCAGGATTGATAAGCTCGTCGCCAAGCAGCGCGAGTCTGAAGAAAAGGCCCAAGCTGCCAGCGCCGAACTGGAGCAACTACGCACCGCCAAGGCGGACCTAGAAGCCCAGCTCAACCAGACCTCCCGCCCCGTTCTCTCACCCTCGGCCGACAACCCGTTGGCCGATGTGGACAGTGACGAGGCCCTTCAACAGCGCATCCAGAATGCCCAAGCGGTTCGCCGGTGGGCACTTCAGAACACGGATGGCACCACGATCAAGCAGCCCGATGGCTCTGAGAAGTTCATCGAGGCAGCGGAGGTTAAGGACTATCTCGTCAAAGCTGACGACATCCTGACCATCCACGTTCCTGCTCGTAAGGAATGGTTGGCCCAGCGTGAGCCGGCGGTGCAAGCCGCCAAGAGCATGTTCCCCGATATATTCAAGGAGGGCAGCCAGCTCAACCAAGCCTACAAGGCCACGATCAAGCAGGCGCCAGACCTCCTCAAGATCCCCCAGCATGAATACTGGATCGGCCTCGCGCTCTACGGCGAGCAAGCCCTCATGGCCAAGCAGCAGGCCGAAGCTGCCAAAGACAAGGCCAAGAAAACTGTGTCCGCGAAGAAAGAGAAAACCGTCACACCCGTCCAGCCCGTTAGCGCGCCCCGCTCTGCCACAAAAGGCAGCTCTACGGCTGCGAAAAATCGGTTCTTCAAATCAAGCGGGTCCATGTCGGACATCGAGGACTTGGTGGGAGAACTGATCGGATAAACCCCATCACTTAGAAAACTCACACAATATGTCACAAGGACTTGTTCATCCGGCCACCGGACTGCGCGAAGACTTGGCTGACGTGATCTCGGTCATCGACCAGAAAAACACGCCCGTCACTTCCCGCATCAAAGCCGGCTCGGATCTCACCAATGGCTCTGTCTTCTCTTGGCAGGCCGACAGCTATAACGACCCGTCGTTCGACGGTGTCCTCACGAATGCGGATGTCACCACGTTTGACGATCCCGCCAAAAACCGCGTCCTCCTTTCCGGCCGCGCCCAGAAGTTCCGCCGTTCCATCAAAGTCGATGACTTTGCTCAGAACGTCGATAACGTCGCTGGCGTTGGCAAGAAGAAGGAAATGGCTCGCGGCGTTTCCCGCGCCCTCATCGAACTGAAGCGCGACATGGAAAGCGCCTTCTGCTCCAGCAACGATTCGCAAGAGCAGAGCGGCATTAACCCATATAAAACTCGCGGCCTCGGTTCGTGGATCTCCAGCTCGGCTCAGACCGACCTGCCTGTTCCCGCGTCGTTCCGCACGCCGTCCGCTTCGATCAACACGACTGCTACCTCCTCTCTCACCGAGAGCGATGTGGCCGCCGTTCTTCAGAGCGTCTACGAGCAGACCGGCACCATCGACACGATGGATCTGGTCACTGGCCCGAACCTCAAGAAGCGCTTCAGCGAGTTCACCCGCTACTCCAGCGGCAGCAACACCGCTCTGAGCACCCGTCAATACACCGCTTCGCTCAATGACCGCACGGTCATCAGCACGGTGGACACCTACATCGGCGACTTCGGCACGATTAACTTGGTGCCGACCTTGTTCAATGCGAAGGACGCAGCCGCTGCCGTTCAGTCGGCCCGTGGCTACCTTCTCAACATGGACATGTTGGAGTCCCGTTACGGCCGTCGCCCCCGCTTCCAAGAATTGGAAGACCAAGGTGGTGGACCGCGTGGCCTCGTTGATGCGATTGCCGCGTTGGTGTGCTGGAACCCGAAGGGCCTCGGCGAGTTCGCCGCGACTTCCTAGTAGCAACCTTAACTAAGGAATAATCGAAAACTATGAAAGTCTACGAACTGCCCGCAGAAACCAAAGCCGCCTTCGGCTACACCCACAAGGTCATCCTCGACCACAACGACCTGACCGACACCGATGACGCTCAGACCATCAACCTCATCCCTGTGGTTGCTGGCACGGCCGTCAAATCCGCCGCCACCCGCCTCGTCAGCGTGTTCGACAGCTCGGACGCCGCGACTATCACCACCACGGTGGAGATTGGTCACAACGACACCACGGCTGACCCGAACGCGTTCATCACCTCGCAAGAGCTGAACCCGAGCGGCACCGAAGTGTTCTACAAGGTCAACCCGTCCACCACGCCCCACGCCTTCTTGGAAGGCACGGTGGCCTCGCCCAAGTATATCCAAGCGGCCTTCGCTTGCACTTCGGGCGACAGCTTGGCCGATCACAACACCGGCGAACTTGAGGTCTTCCTTGAGATCGTTGACGTGAACGCGCTCTAAGCGTCTTAACACTCTGCGGCCCCAGCAATGGGGCCGTAGCAGTTAGGATGTCAGACAATCTATGGTCAGAACTCGTCCTCGATCTCGGGGATGAGATGGCCGACGCGGTCAAGCAAGAGCTGATTGCCGGTTGGAACGCCGATGCTGTTCTTGCCGCCACTCGGCAACGCCAGATCGCCGAAGCCAGTGCGCGCATAGAGCAATGCGCCATCGAGGGCATCGGCCAGAAGGACATGAGCATAGACGCTGACGCTTATTGGTCTTGGGAGGCAGCGGAGCCGGGATGCTGGAAGGACAAATCTTTCAGGGACTGGTTCAAGAAAAAGAACCCCGAGACCGTTGTGCCTTATACCCCCCGCAAAACCACTGTCCTCATCTAATGATTAAAGCACCCAAGCCAGAGGACATCACGGCGATGCTCTACGAGATCGACCAAGCGGACGCCGATGGCAGCCAATATGTTCAGCGCAAACTGCGCAACTGGAACACGCGATTCTGTATCTGGCCGGGGCAAAGCGAGGATGGCCGCAAATGGTCTGGTGCCCAAGGCAAGCAGCCGTGGCCGTGGTCAGGGGCATCGGACGTAAGGGTGCGTTTGGCCGACAATATCATTTCGGACAACACGGCTCTCCTTTGTAACGCCTTCTTCAAGTCGCGCGTGCAAGTCCAGCCGGTGGAATCCATGGATACGGACAAGCGTGCTGCCGCCGAAGCCGTGATGAAGTGGCTTATGTTCCAGCACTGTCTGGATGACCTTCGCCGCGAAGTAAAACTCGCCGCCCAATTCAGAGAGACCTACGGGCTGGCGGTTATGGCCGTGGACTGGGTGCAGAACACCCGCACCGAGATCAAGTCTTTCAGCATCGAAGACGCGCAGATGATGTTGGAGCAGTCGCAAGACCCCAACCTTGCCGCCCTTCTGGAAGTGGTCATGGACCCGCTGCAAGAGGAGACTGCCGCCGAACTCTTGGGGCAGATCATCCCTGAGTTGGGCAAAGTCTCCAAGGTCCGCGAGTTCCGCGACAAGGGCCTTGTCCAGTGGGAGGAGCCTTACATTTTTGAAAGCAAGCCGGTGTGGACCGCGCTTGAAGCATGGGAGGATGTCATCTTCCCCATTCAGACCTTCAGCCTTCAGCGCGCCGCGTTCGTTGCCCGCAGAGAATTGCTCACAGAAGTGGAGTTGCGCGAGC